CAAACTACCTAAATATAAATCAGCCATAATTATTTTAAATCTATTTTGTTTTGTTTTAAAATGGTTAACTGAGGAGCATCCAATATATACTTCCTCAACTCTTTTTTAACTCCTTCGGGATCGATTTTATATGCTTTTATTGCTTTATCAAATCTATCCTTTGGAAGTTTATTGGAATTACTATTACTGTCTGTAGTATTGTTGTTATTACTCCAATCTTCAGACTCATCTTCTCCAAATACACCTAATTCATAAAATCCCGTTAGCTTTAAAACTATTCTAGACATGGCTCTTTTTTCAGCCATAGCTAAAACATAGCTTTGTCTACAGTTTTTAGTATTACTTTCACCAAAAGTGGTAAGTATTCTACTATTCCATTTAGAAGTAGCTTTTATTGCTGCTGATTCAGCCGGAGTATATTCTACTATATCATAATTAATATCAATATTAGCAACTGCTTGAATCTTATCAATCCCACTACGTTTAATTATAGTCCAACCTTGAGGAGATTTAAAGGTGTCATGATTATGTAAATTATACTTTTTACATAAATCCTTTAATGTATCACTTTTTGTCATATATGCTTGTTTATTGTTTAAAAAAAATGTTTAACCGTACAATTGTATAAAATAGATTTTACAACTGCAAATATTTTAGGTTAAAGTTTCTACTTCGGCAATATCGTTTTCACCAATCCACTTAATTGTTTTAGTAAGTGTTGGCATTTTACCACTTGAATTATCAAGTAAATCATCCCCCGTAAATTTTGTCCTAGCCATTTTTAAATCCATTGTTACATTCATGGGATAAAATTTACCTTTACTACCATTTAAAGTATCGGGACTACCATTAGTGTTTAAGACTAATCTGTCTCCGTATTTATAATTGCCATAATGAGTTGTATCAATTCTTCTAACGGATATTCTATAAAATTCCATATAACATTCACCTACTAAATGTTGTGTTGTAACGCCCGACAATCTATCCGATTGCCAATTATACCAACTTTTTTTAACATTATTCGATGAATCAAAACCAATAAACCTATTTGCCCCAACATTAAATACACTTGATCCTATTTCAACCTTTTTATTTTTTTTACTAGCATAATTAGCGTTTTGTGATAACTTATACTCTTGATCTGTTGGTACAAATTTAGATGTTGTAACTATAGGTACTAATTTTACATTTGTATAACTAACATCATTTGTATTTGTGTATGGAAATGTTTCATGCACACCCGATTCTGTAACAAATTTTGCAGCACCAAAAATAAACATCTTAACGTCTAAATTTGGTATATTATTTTGCCAATTTTCTGTTGCAGTTATTTGACAATCTTGCCAATCGTTAATTTTTTTAGTTACTATTCTTGCAGAATTATAATCACCATCATCATGATCATATTTTTTATAAAAATTATTAGCAGCTACTTCTAATGTACCTTCATTGGGAACTTTAGTATCACCATACCATGTATCTGCCCAAGTGCCACCTCCACTTATGTTACCTTCTATGTTCCATTGTACACTACCAATACTTGCAGCAGTAGTTACAATGGTTACAGTATATCTATTAGGTGTTAAATAACCACTACCGTCACTAAAAAATTCATTTTTTCTAACTAAAGTAGTACCGGTAACTGACGCACTTGTATACCAATTACCCGTAGGTGTGTCAACTTTTATTACATATGATGCAGTTGGATTTCTTGGTGTAACAGTTAAATCAGTTCTTGTTAAACCCGATCCAAAATCATCAGTTTTAATCAATAACCCCCCTTCATCATTCATTTCAGTTCTAGGGGGATCGTCTGTAGGTAATGATGCAGTTAAATTAAAATTTCTTGTTGAACCTTTTATGCCAAATCCATATTTATTAGATGGTGATAAATTATTAGTTAATCTAGGTGAAAATAATACTGCTGATAACTCTTTTTCAACTAAACTTCTACCAAGTGGACGTATTTTTGCATTTGCTCTTAATCCGGTAATCCATGAAGAATCCATAGTACAATCGTGTACTGTCGGATAATACAAAGCATCATCAGTAAAATTTAATTCTTGAGAACCCGTACCTAAATCAACTTCAATAAATGATTTATTAATATTTTTTGGTTGACTTTGAGTATCTTGACTTCTTAAAACTACTGCTTCTGTTGCCCCACTTGCTTCCCAATCAGTAAACAAAAACGTACCACTTGGATCAGATGATCCTAAATCTTTTACAGCATCTATTGTTGTTTTAGTTAGCATATTATGATCAAACTCTTGCTCTATTATCACTTCTTTTAAAGGATATTGCAAAGTCATTGTAGCTGAATTATCAACTTGAAAATAATTTACTTCACTAGATATGTTTGAAATTGCATTACCGGTTACAACTTCATTAGTAGTTATATAATTTATTGCACTTGGATTCGTATCTGCTCTCCAAGTATCTCTTTTTATTGGTATGGGTGAATCCATAACAGTAAAATCAGATGGTTTTATTATACACCAATTACCATCTCTTTGGTATATAATTGAACCGGAACTATTTAAAATCATTTTTAATACTTCCTCCATATTCATACCATCAGATTCACCATTTAAAAATGTTTGATGATGTATTTTGGTATTTGAAAAAAATTCTTGGTATTCATTACTTGCAGCATTTTCATTTTTTATTCTAGTGTTATAAAAAACAATTGCATCATCATATGTACTTTCACCAATTACACCGGTATTGTAAATACATTTTTCAACTACGTCAGTTAAATAATGATAACCAAATCTATCATTATATTGATTTGATGTAGCTTGAAATATTTCTTCTGTATCAAAATATGATTTTTCTTTTAATAAATGTAATCCATCGTATGCTCTTAATTTTATTACATAAGGTGGTGAGGCAAATGGTTCTGTAATTAATTCTGATCCAATCCAACCTCTCCAAAATAAATTTGTGTTTTTAAATAAATATACCTTAAATGAATCCATTTCAGATAAAAACAATTCACTAAAATCATCAGATAAAGATTCTTTGTAAAAAGATATATCTAAATAACTTGTTCTAAACGGACTCAATATATCATCTTGAGTAACATTATAATTTAATTGAATTGGACTGCCATTACCTTTTAAAGTTACTTCATCTGAATCAAGCAAGACAAACTCATTATAATTATTTTGGTAACCAATTAATTGCACTATTGTTAGTCCTAATGTTGAACTTGTAGCACCTCCGTTTTGAGCAACGTAAAAATTTATTCCGGTTGTACCCGTATATGTGTGTGGTAAAACACCTTTAGTTAAAATATTACCGGCTTGACTTTGAGGTATATCTTCATAAGCTACACCTATAGATGGCATAGTAGAACTACTTGATGCTTTTGCTCTATAAACTACACCCGAAATTATATAAACCGGATCACCTTTACTTATATTTTCTCCACTATCATTGTAAGCACTTACATAAACATTGTCAGAAGTATTAGTTGAATATTTTTTCCATATTTCTAGTTTGTAATCATTAAATTCACCTTCAATAATATCATCAAACTCTAATGTGTATTTTTTTTTATATATAGCCATATTTTATCCTCCTATTGAACCTTGAAATTTATTAGTTCTATTGATTGCCATAACTAAGTCATTACCGGCTAATCTAAATACTTGTTCTCCCCGTATTGAATCCATAAAATCTTCAAACGTTCCTCCACCAACACCCGTACCTCCGTTAGCACCACCACCGGTATTTCTAGATGATGGAGTCGTGCCACCCCCTCCTTTTCCACTAATGGCAGCACTTACTCCACCTAACAACGCTGCACCGGCTGCAAATATTCCGGCAGATTTCGCGGCACTTGCTGCACTTGCTCCGGTTGCCCCACCCGTAGCTATTATACCGGCTTTATACCCTAATGCGAGAATACCAAAATACATTGCATTTGCTGCAAGATCAGCAGCCATTCCTCCTAATGCTTCTTTTGTTGCTAATCTAATTGCAGTACCTAAATTAGCACCTCCTTTTAATGCGGTTTGTATAGCACCTCCAAACGCTTGTCCCATATTACTAGCAAATCCTTCAAGAGCATTAGCCATTGTCTGATCAAATTCAATAAAACTATTTTGAATTAATTTACCATTTTCTGATATTGTATCTCTTACAAACTCAATTCCACCAAGACTAAAATAATCTTTCCAAAGAAGTTTTATAGGTTTTATATTTTCGGGTATTGTACTTAATGATTCCGATAAATCACCGGCAATAGCCATTGAATCAACCATTGCCATTAAACTATCTTTTTTACCAAAAGATGGGGATAGTTGATTAGGTAATGGTGTAGTTGATTCTGCTTCTTGTAACTTTCCTCCTCCGTAAATAACTTCATAAGCATCTCCCGTAGCATCTATTAATTTTGCCCTTTCCTCTATTAATCTGTTAAGTTCTTTTTCTGCTTTAATTGCTTCTTTATCCGCATCTGCTTTTTGTGTTGTAGCACTAGCAATTTTTCTTGCTCTTTGAGATACATGTTCACCGGTTTCTGCTTTTGAAAGCCTTTTGTTAACATCTTCTAAAACTTTAGATAATTCATCATATTTTTCTTGAGCTTTTTCAATTTCACTTGTTTTAGATAAAATACCTTTTTGTTGTTCAAAAGCAATTTTTAAATCATCTGATCTTTTTATTAACTGATCTTGAGTAACAATAGTTTCTTTTAATTCACCTAAGAATTGTGGATATAGTGTTAATAATTTATCTAATGATTTAGCATACGATGCAGTTTCTTTTTCACTTGTAGTTAAAGTATGTGTTAATATTTTATATTGATCTGCTTGTTCTTTTGTTAAATTTATTTGTTTTTGAGCTCCTACATCAAAAAATTTCTTTAAGGCATCAGACATACTAATGATTGATTCAAGAAAATCTTTAGCAATCGGTATAAAAATATCACCAATTGCAATACCTAGTTCTTTTAGTGACGCACCCGCTCTTGTAACGGTATTAGAATAAGTAAACATTGTTCTTTCAGCATCACCAACAATACCATTAGCCGTCATTGCTTTCATGATAACAGACAACCTAGCATTTGTCTTAATCATTTCATTAGTTTTTTGAACGCTTGTTGTAATACCCATGTTAAGCAATTCTTGTTCTAATCTTGCTTCTTTAAGGTTTATACCAAATTGATCTAAAACTTCCGGAGAACCCGCTAACGCTGCTAAAAATCTTTTTTGGGCATTAGCATCTTGTAATTGAAAAAATGATGCTAAATCTAAAGACAAGGATTGCATATTCTTTGACATTTTTGCTGCTTCCTTGCTTCCAAAACCTAATCCTTGAAAAAATGCTTGAAATGAAACCATCCCCGATTTTATATCAGATTCTACTCTTCCCAAATCATTAGACAAACTAGTAGCAAAAGTTTCAACTTCAGTTGACATAGAAGAAAAAACTCTTTTAAATCTTAAATCAGTTTTTTCAGCTTCACCCGCCAATTCAATCATTGCTTTGACACCTTTTACTGCCATAGCAGTTGTCATTGTTGCTCCAAGTGTAGATGCTACCTTACCTATATTGCTTAATGCAGTTTTTACTTTTTTCGCCCCTTTTATAAATTGAGATGATTCTAGAAACGTTTTCAGCGTTAATTTTTCTTCAGCCATATAGCAAATTTAATTAATATTAAATAGGTAATTTAATTGCCCTATTTTTGATTTTATCAACTTCTTCTTTTGTGGGTAATGGTGTTTTTTTCTTACCATCAGAATCATGTGGTAGCCTAAACAAATCTTTTGGAGCGATTGTTTTTTTCCTACCCATAGCACAATTAGCTATCATTGTAGATTGATATCTTGTCCTATCCCAATGTTGATTGTGGTTGTGTATGTGTGCCTCTAGTAGCCTAATAAAATCTGCCCATGTCAATAACCAAAAAACGTCAGGTGATAAACCCAACGTTCCTATTCCTTGATCTAATATGTCATCGAATGTAGTTAATTTTTTTTTACATCATCCTTTGTTGATTCAACAACATTTCTTGCCATACCATTATTAGAATCATTATCTAAAGTTTTAGAACCAACCATTGTTTGCATTACTTTTTCTGTATCCTCACTAGATATGTCCATAACCCAATCGTAAAAATCATGAATATCATAATCAATAGTTTTACTATTCTTCTCATCATAGGCTACGCATCCCGAATACATTAACCAACATATTGCTTTAGCTTGTTTTCTGCCACCAAATGCCTCATCCATTTCAGCTAGTTCAATATCCATACCTTCACAAAATATTGCATAGGTATTCATATTAAATACTAATCCTCTTTTTTTATCACCTATATCTATGATACAAGTACCTCTGTGTTTGTTTTTTGCCATGAAATTTAAGTTTTATTTAAGTTTTATTTAACTTGGATATGCAATTGGACTTGCAGTTCCATAAGTTAATGCTCCCGTTCCCGTTAAAGAACCACTATAACTTACCGGTTGTTCAGCTTCTGCACTTGATTCTAAAGAAGAAATTATACAGTCTCCATACCAATAAGTTGCATCTTTACCAAAAGCTACTTTAATTGTTGATCTATTAGTAAAGTAATCGTATAATGGCTTAAAATTGTTTGCAGATGCATCCGTATCTGTAGTTAAATCCATTAAAGCCTCAAAATCTATACTAAAACTTTTCATGCCCGACATTACCTCTGTCCAAGCACTACTATCTTTGGTAGATATATCCGGAGTATCAGCAGAAATAGATAAACTAGCTGATTTAGCTAATCCTATAGGTATCCAAGCTGATGTTGGATTTGCTGATGCATCTATCTGAGGTATATATAAAGTTAATGAAGTTCCGTTAATTGCAGCCATATTGTTAATTTTAACTCAAAGATAAATAAAAAAATATATATAATTATGCTACCCCACTTGTTACGCTAAAATCAGCGTTATAAAACATTGCTCCCTCATTATTAGCCACCAATTCATAATTAGCTACATAGCATCTACCAACAAATACAGAATTTAAATTACTATCTAATATTTCAAATTTAACTTCCTCACCGGTAATAACTAAATTATCTAAAGTAGTTGTTGGATTTGGTTCAATTGCACCATCTTCCCAATCTACATTAAACAATTCCCAATAATAATCCGTTGTGTCCCACGTTTGGGTTATTCTATCTACTACATATAATCCTTCAGAAGAAAAGTTTGCAGAACGAAAACTAGGCATACTTTCACTCCAACCGGTAACTGATTGGCTTCTAGTTATACCTTCCCAAGTTTCATCAAGTTGTTCCCAATTGAAGTTTGCAGATTCCCAAAAGTAGCTTTCCTCAATTGCAGATATATCTGATAACTTGGTAGAGATGTCAACCGTGTCTCCACTAAACGAAAAACTGTGAGATTTTGAATATAAAAGTTTATCGTTATCAATATATAAGAGTAAGCTACTTCCATTCATTAACTATTGCTTATAACATCTGCATCAAAGAATAATGATTTGGTGTAATAATCAAATTGCCCATCATCATCATTTAAATACCTTTGTGTAGTTTGTTTAAATACAAACATTGTATCACTACCAAAATCAGAAGTAGCATTACGAGTTCTTATTAATTGTAATATTGAATTTGATATGTCATCACAATCATCTTGTCCTCCGAAGTTTAGTGGAAATTTGGTGTGAACTTGTATCTCTACTTCATGCACACCATAAAACCTATCTTTTAAACTATCATCAGCAAAATTAGATGATTGAACTACTATGTAAGGATAATCAGTAAGATCGGTTGGTTTAGCCACTACCGGAACGGCACTAGCATCATGTGTTACATTTCCATCTAGTAACCCATATATATACGCTCTTACATTCTTACTAGTATCATTCATATT